CCTTAAAAATGGTAAAACATATGTAGGAACTAAAGCTAAAGAAGAGCAAATAGCTATATTAGATGAAGCTTTTAGAGGATATCTAACATGGCATAAGTATAGTGATAAACAAATCAAGAGTACTCAATTATTAATAGAACATATAGCAGCAAGAGATCAAATAGATGTAAGAAAGGGCTTGCCGGAGTTAATAAGAAAACATGGTCCTACAAAAGCATTTGGTTTTAATGAAGATGCTTATAAGGGAAAGATTAAAGGTCTTCTTACACACACTAATGTAAGAAAAGATAAAACAGATTGTTTTCCGCAACCTGAGCTTGTTGATATGCTGCTAAGTTTATAAACCAACAATTATGGCTGAAGTTAATTTAGTTGAAAAAAAGACAACAATGAGTCATACTGATATTATTAAATTTCAGTTGATGACTCATTGTTTTATTTATAATAAACGCTTAAGTGATTCTGAATTAAACTGCTTAGCTCTCTTAGGAGCATACGGTGAATATGAATTAGGAGACTTTTGTTTATTAGCTGAAATATCAAATGAAGAAATTAGAAATAAGTTAGGGTCTTCTTATAATAAATCAGTACACGGAAAAGGCATTTTCTCAAGTGCCCAAACTGTAAGAAATTTTTTATCTAAAGCTGAAAAGCTTGGTTTAATAGTGAAACAGGGTAAAAACACAAAAAAGATATATATAAATCCTAATCTTAAAGTGCAGACAGACGGAAATATATTTCTTAAATATAATATGATACATGTTACCAAAAAAGAGTAAGCATTTCATACAACCTGTAGCTGAAGATCTTAATTTAGATATTCATTTAGTAGATGATGCGGTTTCTTTTTTTTATTCTGAATTACGTAAAGACTTAGTTAACCTTAAGTCTAATGTAATTCATATAGAAGGTCTTTGTACTTTTAAAGCAAAGTCAAGCGAGTTACCAAAGCTTGTTGTTAAATACAGAAAACATTTAGAAGTACTTAAACCAGAAACATTTAATCAAATGTCTGCTAAAAAAGATTTGGAGGAAAAACTTGAAAAAGTATTAACTCTTAGCAAAATGATTAAAGATGAAATGGTTAGAAAAAAAGAATTTTTAGAAAAAAAATATGGGACGTATAAAAGACCTTTGGAAAAATAAAAAGCTTATAATAGAGGGTATGAAAAACTCAATTATTAAAAAAGAAGTAGTTGAAGAAGTAGCTGCTGAAAGAATGAAAGTATGTAAAGAGTGTCCTCATATAGATAATAAAGGAGATTCTTGCTTTGTTGCTAAAACTCAACCCTGTTGTTCTTTATGTGGATGTACCCTACATTTTAAGTTAAGAGCTTTATCTGCAGAGTGCGATGATAATAGATGGCCTTCTTTAATGACTCAAGATGAAGAAGATGAATTAAATTTTTTAACAGATGATAATTAAATACTGCGGAGTAACTTTAAAAATAAGAAAACTTAAATCTGGTGTAATTGACATAACTGTTGATGCACCAAATGATGAAGTAATACAAATTGATACCAACTCTAAGAACCAAATCAAAAATTCAAATCAAAATGGCTATACAGTTTACATCAGCGAATCATAAATATGAAAGTATAGATGATCCTTTAAAAGAATGGTTAAGTGTAACAAAAGTTATAAGTTTATTTAAATCAGAATTTAATAAACAAGCTGTAGCAACTAAGGTTGCAAAAAATAAAAAATCCAAGTGGTTTGGTCTAACACCAGAAGAAATAATATCTATTTGGGACAAAGAAAATAAAAGAGCTATTGACTTGGGCTCTTGGTATCATGATCAAAGAGAGTCTGAGCTAATCATGTGTGATACCATAAAAAGATCTGGGATTGACCTCCCAATAATCAAACCTATAGAACAAGATGGTATAAAATTATCTCCTGATCAAAGTTTAATGCCTGGAGTATATCCAGAGCATTTAGTTTACTTAAAGTCTGCTTCTATGTGTGGACAAGCTGATAGAGTAGAAGTAGTTGGTAATCATTTAAATATTTATGATTATAAAACTAATAAAGAAATTAAGCAGGAGGGTTTTACAAATTGGCAAGGTGTGACTGATAAATTAAAAAGTCCTCTGAATCATCTTGATAACTGTAATTTTAATCATTATGCTTTACAACTATCCTTATATATGTATATGATGCTAAAGCATAACCACTCTTTAAAACCAGGTATCATGGAAATACATCATATACTTTTTGAAAAAGATGGTGAGGATAAATATGGATATCCTATAATAAAACATTCTTCAGATGGTAACCCTATTGTAAAAGAAGTAGTACCTTATAGTATACCTTACTTAAAAAAAGAGGTTATAAGTATTATAAATTATTTAAAAGAAAATCCAGTAGAATGATAAAATTATTTGAAGTAGAAAACGGAACTATTATTCCAACAGAGCATTGTCATTCTATAAAATGGCTTAAGGCTATTATGGATAATCATCCAGATAACTTTCTTAAAATTTATGCATATCTTTTTTATATGTCCTGCTCAAGTCAAGAAAATCCTTATTTTAATTTGAGATGGGACATGAGAGAAGAAACTATAGTTAATGATTTAGACATAGATTTTTCTCTTGAGCAAGATGATATACTGATAGCAGTTGATAAAGCAAAGGCTCTTTATGAAACACCAACCGTAAGAGCTTATGAAGGTATAAAAAAAGCTCTTGATAATATTGCTAACTATATGGCTAATACATCTATAACAGATGGTAGAGATGGCAACATTGGTCAAATCCGTGCAGTTGCAAAAGATTTTGACAGTATTAGACAATCTTATAAAGGTATTGTAAAAGATCTTGAGCAAGAACAACAGATTAATGTTAGGGGAAGTCAAGAACTAGGTTATGATCAAATGTAAATATGTATAATATACCTACAAATGATAATGGTAAATGGACTTACACTAAGTTTGATACCCATGAAGAATTTAGAGACTTTGTTAAATCTACTTTTAAAAAACCTGGTGAGTATGAGTTAGATGAAACATCAGAGTTATTTAATGAGCAAGCTAGAAACTTTAGAGCTAAAGGAGATATGTATTGCATAGCTCAATTCCGTAGCAAAGATTACACTAAATACTGGGACTCAGAAAAAGAGAAATGTAGAAAGGGAGCTATATTTCATAATAAAAATAAAACTTGGTTTCTGCCAAGAGATTATTATATGTGGCTCAACTTCTTACCAATCTATGATAAGATTAAAAAGAAGTTTGACTTTCCACTTATTTATGATGTTCAGTTACACATGGCTTTATATGAAGAGTTAGCAGCTCTACATTATAAACACGCTTCTATAACTAAAAAACGTCAGATAGCATCATCCTATTTTCATGCGGCTAAACTTGTAAATCAAATTTGGTTTGAAGAAGGATCTATTTGTAAAATGGGTGCTTCTATAAAAGATAAAATAAATCTAGAAGGTACTTGGAAGTTTTTAGAAGAATATAGAGCTTTCTTAAATGCAAACACTGCTTGGTATAGACCAATGAACCCAGGTAAAGTAATGACTTGGCAGCAAAAAATTGAAGTTACTCAAAATGGTAGAAAGAAAGAAGTAGGCTTAAAAGGAATGATACAAGCTATGTCATTTGAAAAATCTGATACTAAAGGTGTTGGTGGAGCTTGTACATTATTCTTTTATGAAGAAGCTGGTATAGCTCCTAGAATGGATAAAACATTTGAGTATATACGTCCAGCAATGCAGGCAGGAGATGTTACTACAGGAATGTTTATAGCAGCAGGATCTGTTGGTGAGTTAAAAGATTGTGAACCTCTAAAGCAAATGACCCTCTACCCTCATGAAAATGACATATACGCTATAGATACAGATCTTATTGATGAGAGTGGTACAAAAGGTAAATCAGGATTGTTTATTCCTGAACAATGGAGCATGCCTCCATATATTGATGAGTATGGTAATTCCCAAGTTGAGAAGGCTCTAGAAGCACTAGATATTAAATTTGCTCAATGGAAAAAAGAATTACGTCCAGAACTTTATCAATTACGTATATCTCAACATCCTAGAAATCTTAAAGAAGCTTTTGATTATAGAGAAGAGTCTGTATTTCCTTTACATCTTATTGCTGAACAAAAACGATCAATTGAAGAGAAAGATTATCCTTATGAATTAATAGAGTTATCTGAAAGAAAAGATAATAGCTTACTTATTAAAAAAACTACAAAGCTTCCTATAACTTCATTCCCTGTAAAAATGAATGATGAAGATAAAACTGGTAGCATTGTTGTTTGGGAAAGACCTGATAAAGATCCTGAATGGGGTGCTTATTATGCATCTATTGACCCTGTTTCAGAAGGAAAAACAACTACATCTGAATCTTTATGTTCTATTTATGTTTATAAATCTCCTATAGAAGTAACTAGAATAGGAGAGAACGGTCCGGAAACATTTATTGAAGGAGATAAGGTTGTAGCTGCTTGGTGTGGAAGATTTGATGATAT